AGGAACAGCGTGCTATATCCGAGGAAATTCTCGATATAGGTCATTCCGAAAGCGGTCTGAATGGTAATGTCAGCCGCACCAATGTAGGCGTAGGCATCCAGCACATTGCAGAAGCCCACGACATTGGTAACAGTGCGCCGCATCTTGGCGAACTTGTCCAGCACCTTACCACGAGCCATGGACAGAGCCATCTGGAAAGTGGTATAAGCATCAACCAGAGTCCCGGTCTTCAGGAAGTCAAAGAACCGAGTCAGCACGCCCATCTGGAGTTCATTAAGGAACGCTTCATCAGTCTTTTCGATAGCAATCTGAGCACCGTACTGGTTAACATCCTCAATCGTAACAGCCTTGGCATACTTTTCCAGAGTCAGGTCAGCCATGCCAGCCTTGCTCACGGTGGACTTGCTGTACGGGATAACGTTGCCGGGACCAACATTGCCACTTTCCAGAACGATGGACGCATTATAAGTGACAAGCTGTGTGCCCGGAGTCTTACGGATAGGACGCATAATGCCCAGAATCTTGCGCAGGGCATCCCAGTTCTTGTTGAACCGGGTTACGAAATCAATCTCCCGAGCCGTAATGTTGTTGTAAACATTCGGCAGACTGTCACGGGGATTAGCAAGGGTTTCAACATTCGTAGCAGGCATATTTCACCTCATCCTTTCTGAAATAATTCAAGATTTTCCGCAATCGCTTTCTGGCGTTCAGCGGTATCCTCAATCTTGAGAATATCCTCTTTCGTGAGTTTGTTGCCGCCGCCAGCAGGAGGGGTGGATACTTTCGCCCCTTTGGTGGAAACAGTAGTGCGGAACTCTCCCCATTCCTCACCAATGGATTTACGCAAGTTGGACTCGTTTTCCAGCTTTCCGTCCTTGTCCAGCTTCATGCCGGAGAAGTCCGTGACTTTGATGATCTTGTCCAGCTTGTTTTCGCCGATCTTTTCTTCGACCAGCAGTTTCCGATATGCCGCTTTTACTTCAGCGGCTTTGGCATCTTCTGCCGTTTTGGTCTTGAAGTTCTCGAACGCTGTATGCTCGTCCTCGTACTTCTTCTTATAGTTCTCATTAGCATCGGCATCCTGCAACTTCTTCTGCAAGTCGGGCAACTTGTCCGCATCTGCCTTGTAGTTGTCACGTTCCTGTTTCAAGCCGTTCGTGACAGCAACATGTTCCTCCATGACAGCAGAAATCTGCTCGTCAGTCAGTCCAGTTGCCTTGAGAAAAGACCGGGTAAATGCCATTTGCTGTTCCTCCCTTTACTTCGGGTGCTGTACCTCGCACCTACGGAGATAAATTCGGGCTGTACTTCGCCCTTTCAATAGGCATTTTCCACGTTTGTCAACAGGATTGGAAGGAAAAAAGTGTCAATTTTTCGATATTATGCGTTCCGCATCTCGTTTTCCACGATTTTCTGATATTCAGCACTATGATTTTCAATGGCAGGACGGATAAACGGCTTCCCTTCAACATGACTTGCTACCAGCCGCTTGCCCAGAGCTGGAACATATCGACCGACTTCCTGATCGTGACCCAGCTCGACATACGGCGCATATTCCACATTCGTGCCTACAAGCATGGTATCGTCTCCGTCTTTCTGATGAGTTATACTCGCACGAAGCCGCCCTGTATCAACAGGGCAGGCTTTCTTTGCGTAAGTTTCAGCCGTTCCGCCCATTCGTTCCAGTGCCGCTATCTTTGCGGCTTCTGTCATACGCTTTACTTGGTCGACATTGGAAGTAAATTCAAATGTCCATTTTCCTTCGCTCGCCATTTATGCCACCCTTTCCAGCCATTCCTCAAACTCTTCCTCTTCACCCTCGTATTCTCCATCGTACAGCGACACAGATTCCGCATTAGACGGATACTCATAACCCAGAGCACAACGGCAATTCCAGACATTCTCATCCGAAGCATTTGGGTCGCCGGGGAACATAATCGGGCCGAGAGTGGATTGAAACGGTGTGTCTACCGGGGCTGTATGCCCGTCCAGCTCCGCATGAGCGTCACGGGTTCTATCGTCCCCTGTAGCAATCCAGAGCTTCAAGCAGACGATACCCTGCTTGTTGCTTTCTCTCATTGCCTGTATTCTCCCGGCGTTCTGCGCTCCTGTCATGGCTGTGCGAGCGTACCGAGTCATGGCTTTCATATCCGTTGAAGCGGTATCTCGTGCCATTCTCTTAGCAATATCGGGTATGCTTTCACCTTGGAGGATTCCTTGCATAATGCAATTGCGTATCGTCTTGACGTTCCATGCTTCGCTTGCCACTCCATCAACGTATCTGCGCCGAAGAAGCTCCGGTTCGTCCCGGACAAGCCGTGTAACAGTGTGAGTATCGTACAGCCCGAAGTTCATGCCAAATTCATGGTCTTTGTCTATGCGGAACTCAATATAATTCGCTTGCTCCGCAAAGCACTCCATCTGCTCGCCGTGGACAATCTTGACCGCTTCTCGCTCTACGTCTACGAGTCCTCTTGCCATCTGCCTTATCTTGGATTGCCACTGTTTTCCAATGAACACTTGCCCGGACTGCCACCGCCGATACTGTTCCTTGGTAATCTCACCAGCGGCAAGGGCGGCTCTTTTTTGTGCGTCTTTGGCATAGTGTCGATTCAGGTAGTCTCTGGCTTTCTCGTGTAGGTCTTTCGCGGCTTCGGTGTATATCTTGTCCAATTCCCGGCGAATCCGTTCAACCCTGAGATCGGTTAATCTCTCGCCAAGATCAGCCATGGATTATTCCTCCTGCTCTTCCTGCTGGTTGCCAAATCTGTTGTTTCCCTGTTCCAGCTTTATCCGGGCGGCATCCTCCATTTCTTTCTTCTTGAGGATATCCTGTACCTCGTCAACAGTGATAAATGGCAATTTCGACAGCACTGTTTCATCGTCCAGATAGTTAGCGCAGGACATGACCATTTCAACCTGTTCTTTCTGGTTGGAAATTCTGTTCCGTTTGAACTGCGGTGTATCGTCAATGCCGTTGAGCTTCAGGATTTGCCGGACGCACTTGATAATCTGGTACTCGAAATCGTCCGCTTCTTCATCCATCGGCTGGTAGGCGGCATCAATGTGGTCATTTGTCGCTCCTGCGGCAACAGTGTGAACATCCAGCGCACCGAAATCTTCATACAGCTGGTTTCTGATTTCCTCGAGAAACGTTTTCCGTGCTTCTGTCGGTATATCCTGCGTGTATGGTGTTACCTTGCTGTTGTCGCTGTCAATAGCGGCAATATGGTTCAGCTTGAGCCTGTCCCGGAACTTAGCAAGGCTTTCGTCTGTTTCACCCAGAGCATTGCCGATAAGCCAGTATATTTCAGCACACTCCTGTAAGTCGTTTGCAAAGCCGCTGTCAATCAGGTCGTACGCATCCAGTTTATCCCTCATGCCGACAAGAGTGCTTTGCTTGTGCTTACTGCCCCAGAGAGGAACGATAGGCAAGGACGAATAATTCTCTTCGCCTACGACCACATCCCCGTCTGCTTCTGAGGTAGCGACAATCTGCTTGTAGGCAGTCTTTTCCTCCAACAGCTCAAGGTCAAGCCCTTTGCTTCCCGGCTTGGTGTGAAACTTGGTGTACCCGTCCTCTTCGTACAGTACGACAATGACCGGACGTTGATTCCAGTCCAGCGACCAGAACCGGATGCCAGCTTTGAGCGAACCGTCCTCTTCATCCCAGAGCGGTACGAACTCGGTATACTTAAAAACGTCCCCGTGGTCATAGTTCCAGAAGATGAACGACACACGATGAATCAGGGCAAGATAAGCCGCCGTATCCAGCATCGTGTCAAAGTCATTGCCAAGGAATTCCTTGGTTACGTCTCTCTGGTGTTTTACGCCGTTTTCTACCACTTCTTCGGTGTTGGTAAACGATACCCCGTTGCCAAGGCTGTAAGTTCTCCTCTGGGTGTTTAAACGGTGGAAAAGGTTGTTTGCAAGCCTGTTGTTGCTCGCTGTATAGTCCGGCACCTTTCTCCCGTCCAAAGTGTACAGGTATTTTACCCAATTCCTGATGGTGACATTGCGCTGTGCTTCGTACTCGTCCGCATCCAGAGCGATACGGTACTCCGGGGAACTCCGGTGCTCATTGATAGCCTGACAGAGGAAGTCAATGGTCTCTCCTGCCGCAACCGCCGCCTGATAATCCTGAAATGTCTTCATGCTCTCACCTCTCAAAATCGTGATACATATTTGCTTGTCACGGGCTGTCCGGGCTTGCGCCATATCAGCTCAGTCCCATAACGTACCGCATCAATGTGATGATTGTTCTTGTCCGGGTAGCCGCTTATCAGCTCTCCGTCCTTGTCTCGCTCGTATTCATAAGACGAGAACTCTTTCTTCGTGTCCGGGCATCGTACCGGGTCAATGACAATCTTTGTGAGCTGTTGTAGCCACTTCATGGAGTATTCCACACTTCCCGGGCCTTTCTGCGCTCCAATACAGTTCAGCCCGAAGCTCCGATAGTCGTTGACGCTCTTTGGCTCTGCGCTGTCGGCAATGATTCTGTCGTTGTGGGTCAACCCCTTTTCCAGCACCCTGTCCGCTGTTTCTCGGTTGCCCTGTTTGTAGCCTGTAAGTTCATCGAAGATATACAGTATCCTTCGGGCGGCATCGTACTGCATCCGGTTGAATGCCCATGGGTCAGGATAGAAGCCCCAGTCTACACCATTCTGAATCCTGTCGAAATGATTGATCTCCTCGTCCGTGATCTCCCGGATTTCCAGATTCTCGAACACGTCTGCGCCCGTCCCAACAGCCATTCCAAGGTATTCGTGCTGGTACTCTCTCTCGTTCGTTGCCTTGATGTATTCCGCTTCTGCGATAAACTGTTCTCCTAACCACTCTTTGGGTGCATCCAGATAACATGATTTGTGGCACAGCCTGTCGCTCCTGATTTCCTCGCTGTCGAGATTCGCCCAATTATCACGGCTTATCGGGGGGTTGTACGACTCAAAGTTCCAGAACGTTTCGCCGCCACGCATGGTTGACTGAAGGATCGTCCTGATTTCCTTCCGTCCCGCAAACTGGTCTTTCTCTTCAAAGTGAGTGAAAGCAATGTACCCAAAAGGCGCTTTGATGGACTTGAGCTTCATAGGGTCATCTGTACCACGGAACATGATCTTCTGTCCTGTGGGCTTGTAAATCAGTTCCATAGGGGATACCCGGCTCTCCCAATAGTCTGCCATGCCCAGCTTGTCTATGCCCCAGATGTACTGAGAGAACACGCTGTCACGGATGGTGTCACGCACCTTTCGGAATACGCAAGCATGGGTATTCGGATGCATAACAATCAGGGCAGGAATCAGGATAGAGATACAGGACGATTTCAGTGAGCCACGCCCACCGGACAGGTCATAATGAGTATGCCCGTGATTGAATACGTCATGCGCCAGATCATAGAACGCTGGCCCGATGATCTCCGAAATCTTTACGTCAGACATCAATCACAATCCTCACTGTCTCTGCGCTGTTTTCTTTGGGCATATCTGCTGTCAGGTCTTTGTAGGCGGCTGTCAGGTCACGGAGCTTGTAAGACCGGGATAGCTCTTCCGAATGGACTACCTGACCATACACGGCGCTCTTCTTGTCCTTTCCATCCCCGAATTTGTTGTCAATGACCGTTTTTCGGGTTTCGCTACCGATGTTCTCAGGAAGAGAATCAATTTCCCGCTCAAGCTGTTTAAGTAGCTTCGCCTTTATTCGGGCGGCAATGACGGCATTTTCTGAAACGGCATTTGCGACTTTTTGTTCCGACTTTATTACGGCTTTGTTACGGGCTTGTTCTCGAAGCTTTGCCCACCCCTCGGAGTTTGCTTTCCGTAACATCTGCCCTTCCTTGATTCTATACTTTTGAGCGAGCTTTCGTTGGCTGATACCGCCACCGATATACTCTGCTCGGATAGCATTCCAGTCTGGTTTACCGATGGCGGCTCAACCTCCTTTCTCGTGCCGTATCTCTGGCAATCATTACTCGTGTCCGCTTAAAAGGACTGCTTTTTGCCCTGTAAGGTTCTCCCATCTTTGTATGATTACATCGCAATAGTGCGGGTCTAATTCAGCCATCCTGCATTTTCTGTTTAACTGCTCACAGGCTATTAGTGTGCTACCACTACCGCCAAAACAATCTAATATCACTTGCCCTTTATCGGTTGTATGCCTAATTGCATTTGCGGATAATTCAACAGGCTTTTGTGTTGGATGTTCGTAATCATTTGCATTATCTTTTCCAATGCTCCACACGCTACCAATACGCTTTTCTCTGATTTCTTCACCGTTGTTGGCGCACAAAATCACTTCGTAATCTGTTAAAAACGTATGCTTCAAATCTCCAATACCGCCACCGCCTTTATCCCATATAATCATATTAGACAAATCAAAATATTGTTTGAATAGCGGCAACCACTTATCCAATACTTTCCAAGTTGTGCATATCATCACAAATCCTTTTACTCGCCCAAGTAAGTTTGGGAAAAAGTCTAATATTTTATCGTCATTCTCCAATACATCAAATTTCTCTGTTTTTGTTCGCATGTTGGATTGATAATTATATCCATAAGGAGGGTCAGTAAACACCATATCAGCCTTTACCCCATCCATAAGCCTTTCAATAACCGCAGGGTCTGTGCTGTCTCCGCAAATCAACCGATGTTCTCCAAGCTGATAAATAT